ATATCTTTCCTTCCGCATTCAGATCACACATATAAACAAGCTCCTTACCAGGAGTGTAACAAAAAAGATTATTTATCTTTAGCAAAGACTATGCCTGACAATATTGATTGGTCTTTATTGTCTGACTATGAAGTTGAAGATAATACAAAAGGAGGTCAAGAATTAGCATGCACAGCAGACGCATGTGAAATTGTTGATATAACATAATGTCAGTAAAATTTTCAATTAGAACTAGTTATGTAAGCAGTACTCCATATGATTTTGATTCAGAGTATAATTTTGAATCAGTTCATTTGGATGAAGCTATCTATCATATAGAAGCTGCGCTGCGTGCATCAGGATTCGTCTTTGATAGGTTAGAGGTAGTCAATGACGGAGAAGAAGAAGAGTTACCTCAATTAGATTTTGACTTTGAATTAACATAGGAGAATAACATGTCAGATAAAAAAGAAAAAGTAGAAGAAGCAAAAGAAGTAGTGGAAGAAAATGTACCACAAAATTATGTAATTAGCCTTGAGCTACTTAATGAAGTAGTAAATATATTAGGCCAACTTAATTACAAATCTGTTTTTCAGGTAATGGAAAAAATAAGATCGTTACCTGCTGTTCAGCTTGATGAAAATACTAAGGAGACTAAGTAGTGCTGTCGTTACTAGGATCAGTTCTTGGCTTCGGAACTTCTTTTCTTCCTTCCGTATTAGGATTCTTTGAAAAGAAACAAGCCAATAAACAAGAACTACTTATGTTGGAAGCGAAAGCTAAATATGCTTCTGAGTTAAGTAAACTAAAATTAAAAGAATTAGATGCAGAGGCAGACATAGAAGAAGTAAAAGGTTTGTATAAACACGCTGAGTCATTAGCTCAAGCAAACAAATCTACATTTGTATCTGCTTTACAGGCATCGGTGCGACCAGTTATAACATATGCTTTCTTTAGTATATTTGCATTTGTTAAAATTACTTATGTGATATTAGCTACACAAGGTGGAGAAGACTTACTGCCTGCTATACTAGCTGCCTGGGATGAGGAAAGTCAAACCATCTTTGCTGCTATCATTAGCTTCTGGTTTGGGAATCGTTTATTTAAAGCAAGGAGAAAATAATATGCCTAAATCAAAGAAAACCAATAGAGGTCCAAAATATGCAGTAAAAACAAGTGACAATAAAGATCCTGCTTATGTAGATACTACTGATAATGAGTATCGTACTGTTCCTGTAAGAGGTCCTGTAGAATTTAGTGGGATAAAAGAAGGGCATGTTATGATAACTCCTTTTGGTCCGCATATTGTCTATTCAAGAATGCCTAATAATATAATGAAATCTATAAATAAATATATTGATTTAAAAATTAAAAGAGGGCAGACAAAAAAATTAGATCATGGTCCTCATTTAGTGGGTAAAGTTACTCAAGAGTTTAGAATAGACCACAACCAAATAGATAAAATAGCACCTTTTTTTAATGGTGTTTTTGGCGCATATTATCAATTTCATCTACAAAGAAGAAATCAAAAGTTACATCCTGATGCTGAAATAAATGTGTTCTATAATGGTGCATGGGTAGTTAGGCAATTTGAAGGAGAGTATAATCCTGCACATATACATACAGAATGTCAATTATCTTGTGTGGGGTATTTACAAGTACCTGATTTTTCTATAGAGGAAAGCAAAGAAAAGAAAAAACATTTTCCTTCTCATGGAAATATTGAATTAATACATGAGGGTAGTAATATGTGGCATCAAGGTAGCATAAGAATTAAACCACATGTAGGGGACTTTATAGTATTTCCTAGTTATCTTATGCACACAGTATATCCTTTTAAAGGAGATGGAGAAAGAAGATCATTTAGTATGAACATAAGCGTACAAGAAATTTTACGCAATACTCCATCTGTACCGCCAGAATCAAAAGTAACATAAGGAGAAAATATGTCAGAAGAAATTAAAGTAGTAGAAGTAGAAAAGAAAGTGTCTTGGTATAATAATGCCGAAGGTTTTGATAAGTGGAGAGTGTTTCCACGAATATTAATAACATTATATGGTGTTATGTTTTATAGAACTTGTATGTGGTTTATGTCATTACCTGATCCTACAAATTCTCAATCAGCATTTGTATCGGTAATCGTAGGTGCAGGAGCTGCTTGGTTTGGGTTATATGTAGGTAAAAAATAAACAATGGCTACGCCTCGATTAGCTCAAATAACTACAGTAAAAGAATTTTTTAATTCTCAAGAAGTTTTTAATTTAGTATCTTTACACAACAGTGAAACAGAAAAAACTACTAGCGGTGGTGTAGGTAATGGAGAAATTGATAAAACATACAGAGATGTTTCTGTTAGTTTTTTAAATTTATCTAATACTTACTTTATGGACATAGCACAAAAAATAGTAGACGCTGTAGAGGAAGCTAATAATAGGCTATGGAATTTTGATATACATGGAGTATGTGAAGAAATTTTATATTTAACTTATAATAAAGGGCAGCACTATCAATTACATTCTGATATAGTATGGGACAACCTTAATACTAATATCCCAAATAGAAAGTGTACTTTTATTTTACAATTAAGTAGCCTTAAAGATTATGAAGGTGGCGAAGTAGTTGTAGGAGTTGGAGGATTAGACGAGTTAACTATACCTAAAGAAAAAGGATCATTAACTATATTTCCTTCTTTTTTACCTCATAAGGTATTAGAAGTTACTAAAGGAACTAGACAGTCTATATGTGGTTGGGTTTCTGGAAAATCGTGGGAGTAAAAAATATGTTGGAAAAAAATAAACAAGAATTTTTTAAGTACAAAGACCAGGCTATGGCTAGGCACGAAGAATTATATGAAGACTTTGGTGTACTATTAAGTAAACCTTACCACGATATTGAATTTAATTGTTGGATATTAGAGTGGTCTAGCCCACAAAATAAGATAATTGGTTTTAATACTGATTTAGAGGGTGAAAATAACCCAAACGCTGTGTGAAGCGAATAGAAGCTCATACAGAAGAAAACAATGTTTTTGATACTGTAATATATAGACACCCTCAAAACCTTCTTAGATCGCATCTATGCAATCTTTTTTTTAAAAATCTCTAAAAATTTTATATGATTTGTAGTAGACATGCTAACACAGTATAGATTACTGCAAAACCTAGAACATTCTCCATGGATACCTCCTTATCTTATCAAAGACAGTTATATCCATATTTAAATATTAATCAAATTAATAGTATCAATACATATTATTCATCAAATAAATTATTGAGCTAGTGGATTATCGTTGTTACCTAGCTTATCCATTCTACCTTCAAGTCTGTCTAATCTCTTTTCTATATTCTCAACTTTAGTTTCTAGTGGTGCAATGTTTACAGTCTTAAACTTTCTCTTCTCGATATTATCAAGACGTAAATTAAATTGTCCCCAGGTGTAGAAGCCTCCGCCTATTGCGGTGATCACCCCCACTATGGTTATGTACTGTTGAAGTTTAGGTAATATATTTTTCATCTTATTCTCCTATTAAAAAATTCACTAGGTTGTCCCTCTATGATTTGACCTAATGTATTTATACTATTACTAACAAGTTCTCCATATGCTGCAACATTGTCTTGCATTGTTACTTGAGCATACATAGTTCTTGGTTCATACCAATTGGATTGATCTGGTATGGCCATATCGGTATACGATGTGAAGCCTGGTAGATAATTCATATAGGCAAGGAGTGTTGCTTGTCCTGCTGTATCATATGTACCTGACTCTTGTTCTTGTTGTTGTGACTCTTGTTGTTGAGCTCGTATATTACTAGCTACTATTTGATCTGCTATTTGATCTGCTTCAGAAGCTGTTACCATAGTGCTAGTCATACTTTCTATTTGATTATCCATTGTTGTTACCTGCACTTCAGCCATAACTGTAGAAGGTGCATCACCTACACTAGGCATAGGCACAATGTTTATAGATTGTAGCACAGTGTTAGTTTGTGCTTGAGAAGATGCTATCTGGTCTGACATGCTAGGCGAACTAGAGATAGACATAGGAGATGTAGATGCTCCTGATGTGTTACTAGATACAGATATAGTAGAACTTGATTGTGATGTAGTGCCACCTGTTATGTTTGGATTTATTCTTTCTAATAAAGCATTAGTAGATGCTACGATAGATCTAACTCTATTTCGTTTTCTATTATTATCTTCATCCTCTACTTCTTCTGGTGTTATCTCATCAATGGATTCATCTAGTAGTTCTTCTTCTTCCTCTATTGCTTCTTCTTCATCAAACAATTCTTCTCTAGTTTCAGCAAACTGCTCAAACTCTTCTTCCATAAACTCCTCTTCAAACTGTTCCTCAAAGTGTTCTTCTATCTCTTCCATTTGTTCTTCTGTTAGTTCTTCTTCTATAAATATTATAAAATCATCTTCTCTTTCTGTAGTATATATTTCAAAAATATCTATAACTTCTGTATCCGTAATATCTTCTAAAGGTATAAAATCTATAGTTTCTACGTCAGGAACAAAAGAGTCATCAGTAAAACTAAAGTCATCATCCAATGATATATATTCATTTTCTAAATAATATTCCTCAACAGGAATGATATCACTAGTGATAATAGCAACATCATAGTCGTCACTCCCAATGTGCCCAAAGCTAACATCTTCAGAAACCAACGATGTTCCATATAAGTTTGTTTCATCTTCGTCAAATCCATAAAAGTCCTCCTCTTCATCATAACCAAACAGCATAGAGTCTGTTACTCCTGCTCCATACAAGTAGTCTTCTTCTTCAAAACTATTTGTTAAATCGTATACATCACATAACTCACTAAAGTCTGCATCTATTAAACATTCAGAAGAAAGATTGCTAAACGATTCATCTACAACTTCTGCTGTAGTTAAACTAAAATCATCAGTGACAACGTAGGTGGTGCTATTATTGTCTTCGTATCTCAAATACGTCACAGCTTCATTATTACCTTGCAAGCCTATAGTTATGTCGTGATTCTGTATGCGTAGCTCATCATATCTAAAAGAAATTTCATTAGTTGTTTCATATACTAATTCGGAATTAACATTTGATTGTATTTGTAAACCACTATCTATCGATGACGGTGCCTCACCATATGCTGGT